CTTGCTGTAAGAGCAATCTTTACTTTTAAGTTAGGTTTAATTCCACGACCCTCTGGTTTTGGAGAAAACAATACTTCTTGTTTTTCTTTTACAGAATTCATGGCAAAGGGTTTGCCAGTTATTTTCCATGCTCGTGCTTTAGCATCATCTATATCTTTTTCTAACCTTATCTTTAAATCAGTAAGTTCTGCAACGTCTATTGTTGTTCCAGTTAATTCCATATCACATAAAGCAGCAATCACATCCATTTCTAAATCCCAAACTTTTTTTAATCCATTTTGTAATTTTGGATAAAAAGTTTTATAAAGATTCCAGGTAACCTCTGCATCAATACCAGCATACTTTGCTACAACACTAAAGGCATGGGCTTCAACCTCTGCACCAACTCCTTTTTCGACTTTAACACTTAGTTCTCTTTCAGCACAAGCAGCAAGATTTAAACTTATACGGTTACGACTGTCTATAATAAACGCAGCCATAAGTGTGTCAAAGAAAGGCTTAAATGGAACTACCCCTCTGTAATACTTTGCTATAGATTTTAAATCAAACTTAACATTGTGACCAATTTTTAATTTGTCACTAAAGAATAACGGTTTTAATGCTTTAAAAACATCTCCAGGAAGTAACTGCTCTGGTGGTAAATTAAATACTGGTTTCCATTTGGCTTGATTTTTTGAATAGTCTTCATCTTTTAATGTCTTACCTGCAGCAAACTTTCTTTGACCACTAAGAAGCATCTCTTTATCCCAATGTAAAAATTCTCCATTAGGATGTCCCATAGGAATCACATCACTACGACCCTCAGTTGCTAATGAAATCCAAAGTACATCATTAACTACGGGTTGAATTCTATTTTCACCCACAGTTTCAACGTCAAATGCAAATGCATTTACGTTTGAATAAAACTCAACTAATTCTTCTAGTTGTTCTTTTGTTGTAACTATGTTCATTATCCCTCTTTTCGGTTAGAGAATAGGGACCTGAAAACGGAAATAAACAGGCCCCTACTCAGTGGAAGCGTATTACGCTACAGAACGAGCAACTTCTAGCATTTCGGAGCGAGGGGTCTCTCGAACTACTTCTGCTGTATAAGGAACAGCGGCTGCTACAAGTTCTTGAACGAGTTCATCGTTCAACTTCCATTCCTCTACAAGGTCACGACCACGAACGAAGTTAAGGGTAAAGTTCGTTGTAGGTCCTGTTCCCATGCGAGAAACTTCCCAGAACTCTTTTGAAAGAGGTCCTTTGCGCTCATCTTCATGAGCCTTACGAATCAAACGAGCAAGTGTTGGTGGTGCAGTTAAGATTTGTAATCCTTGTGCTTCACCAGTCAATACAACTACATTAAAAGCAAACTTTCCACGAGGTTTGTCACCTAAGACATCGCACAGTGGACAGTTGGTTCCTAGACAAACAAAAGATTTTTTACCCTTTGGGCGTTCAATCCAGTGTTGTTCATATGAAGCAAATGGTTGATCTTCAAGGAACTTAACAAGCACTGGCTCCTCAGAGAATTTAAAGTCAATTGGATAATCACCTTGATTATCTGACTTTAGAAGTGAATCAAAAGCATCCCAGCCTTGTTGAACTGTGGTGCCTACTTTAGGCATTGCATTCTCGTTGTCTTCATCTAACATAGATGAAGCCGTAGATGAATGTGCCTCTGTTGGTTTTGTTATTGGCATTTATTTCTTCTTTCGGTAGTGAGGCACGGAACGATCTTTGTATCACTGTACAAAATTAATCGCTACTGGCTCTCTTGGTTTATTGTTTCTTTCCAACGCTTTATTAAAGCATCGGTTAGATCTTCGTGTTGGTTCCACTCTACACGAGCAGTTCCTATCAAGCCACGCTTGTTGAATTCTTCAACAGCAGACTCAATTAACTCTCTTGTATACACCCTATTGCCACCAGTCTTTTGACCTTTTACAGTCTTAGCCCTAAGCCTATACGGTGCACGGGGAATGAACCCCTTGCGTTCCCATAAACGGATTGTGACAATGGTTTTCTCTAACGCTTGTGCTAATGCACCGATAGTGAATACCTGAGTTTCTTTACCCGCTAATGTTTTAATGATGGGGTTTGAATCCCAACCATTATTCTCACCGCTTTTACGGCGAGAAACCTTTGGATCTATTTCTCTGCGTTTCTTCTTAGAACCAGGGATGTATTCAAGGTCAGCAAATGCTGCCTCTATCTCATCATTTCCACGTAATCCAGCCATAGTTAGTTCTTATTTAGTATTAAAGCCCAAACAACTTTTTCTGGATACATTAATTCTATTTCTTCTTCAGTTAACTTTCCCTCATATAGAGCAGCCATTAAAGCATCTTCATCAATAATCTGAATAGTTTTATACAACTCACTTTCAAGACCCTTAGACATAATCACGTTGTCTGCCATTTCTGGGTTTATCTTACGAGATACTCGGCGTTGCTTTTGAATTGTTTTAACCCCTTCAATTTCAGAAGGAAGTTCAACAAATAAATTACCGCTGCCATCAACTTCTCCAGAAGTATCTACGTGTTCAAATATTTGTTCTTTTAATTTTTTTAATTCAGATTCAAAAAAGTCTACTTGTTTTTTTACAAATATATATTGGCGAGCCTGTGTCTCAAAATCGTCTTGACCAGCAACTCGTGATTGTTCTTCTTTTACTCTTGCCATGTTAACCCCCTCAAGGTCTCTGTTTCTGTAGGAAACCTATCAGGCTTCCTACGGTTAGGTCAATTCCACCCTTGGAATTGATGCCTGTACCATCCATTACAGCGTCTGCAACAGCATTTTTTTGTTGTAGCATTTCGTGTTGACGTTCCTCAATGGAGTTCTCTACCACTAAATCTTGAATTACAATACTAGGCCACCTACTGGAGGCACGTTTTATTCTACCGTTTCTTTGTACCGCTAATCCTGCGGACCAAGGTAAGTCATAGTTTACTAATAAGTTTGCTACTGGTAAATCAACTCCATAACCTCCAGCATCCGATGAAATAAATACTCGACACTCTGGATCAGTTAAAAACTTTGTTTTACTTGCTTCTTTTTCTTTAGCATTCATCTTTCCAGTATATAAAGTTCCACTAACTGCGTCCTGAATCTTAGACAACATACCAACATAGGAAGTAAAAATAACAACCTTTGCATCTGGATCTGTCTCTAAATGATCTAATACATACGTTTTTAGTATATCTAACTTTGGGTGTTTAGTTAAATCGTTTAATAAATTTCTTTCTTTTAATCCGTATATGTAGGCACTCCCATCTCCTTCTTGTTTTTGAAATTTTGCAGCACTACTTAATAACAAGTCTGGGTGATCGCACAACATTCTTAGTGCAGTTATTTTAGACATAATAGATCCACGTAACATGTCTGCTTGACTTCCAGCCTTACTATCGTGACCGTAATGAGCAACCAAAGAAAAATTAGCACCGAGTAATTGTTGTGCCTCATATAATTCTTGACTCAATTCATCAGCAATAAAGTTATAAAGTAATGATGTTTTAGTATCTAATAAGATTTTTATTGGATCTAAATGAATGGTGTCGGGTAAGTAAGGAGCCACATCTGGGTCTGTCTGTACTTTCCTAACGGAAATTGTTTTCATTTTTTCATGAAATATAGGTAGATTTCTATATCTTTGAACACCACCAAAATGATTTCTTACAATAAAAGTTTGATCAAATAAATCAAATCTTCCAAGTAATTTTGGATTTACAAATTGCATAATGCTGTATAACTCTTCGGGCTTACCATTCTCAATAGGAGTACCTGTAAGGGCAAATCTAATAGGAACATCTGTTGATAATTTTTTAACAGCCTTTGAACGTTTAGATCTAAAACCTTTAATGGCTGTGGCTTCATCGCACACAACCGCTCCCCAGTCTTCGTCTTTAATAGAGTCCCAATCATTAACAACTGTTTCATAATTACAAATAATATAATCTGCAGATCGTACTCCACTAAGTTCTCTATCCCAACGAATTAACCGAGTACTTTTTGAACCGTCTATAACTACTGTTCTTGCGTCAGAAAACTTTTGAATTTCTTTTTCCCATTGATATTTTAAACTAGATAAAGCAATTATTAAAATAGGTTTTGTTAATTCTCCATTTTCTTTTAATTTTTCTAAGGCTGCAATAGTCATGCAAGTTTTTCCTAACCCCATTTCATAAGCAACCAACATCTGTTTACTAGCAATCATTTTGTCTACTGCCTCTGGCTGATAAGGTTTTAAAATTCCTTTAAACATTATCTATTGGCGTTGGGGCGATTGCTAATGAACCGCACAAAGCACACTCCATATCTAACATGTATAAAGAAATTTCGCCATCTTCAAACATTGCTTTTACATTCCACAAAGTAGATCCGCAGATGCACACTTCTAAAGGCGTATCTTTATCCCGCAGATCCATCATAGATATGCTGCTTTACCTAACACAGATGTTCGTGCTGTTTGTATGCCTCGTTCAATTTCTTCTTCGGCCATATCTCCAACATCTTTAACATCAATTCCCGTGTAATTAAAATAAGAAAGTTCCATTCCATATTTTCGAGAAAAACTTCGCATTTGTTCATTGGCAGTATGACCAGCCTTATCATTATCAAATGCTGCTATAACTTTGGAAACACGTCTCATAATTTTTGCTTGATCTTCACCTATGATTGCACCAAAAGTAGAGATGGCATTGTGACCCAACCCTGTAAGACGGACTGCATCTAATGGGGATTCAACAATCATTAAAGCATTAGACAAATCCATAATATGAACTCCAAATACAGTTTTAGATTTTTTTACTCCTGCTGGTTGATTCTTGAAGAACCTGCCACGAGCACCCTTTTCTTGCCAACCCCAAAGAGAGGCATTATCTGGATCTCTAATTGGTAAAATCCAAGATTCATTTTTTGTATCCCAACGAACACCGTGAGTATTTACTGATTCTCTTTTTAAAAATCTTTTCTTTAATTC